TCTTGATCGCGCTTTCGTTCGCCGCCCGCCGCGCGGCATTGGTCATCTGCAGCCTGTTCGTCAAAGCACTCGAACTTCCCTGTGCTGGCGCTGGCGGTGGTGCGCCGGATGCTGGCGCAGACGGTGCAGGCTGTGCCGGTGTCGGCCCTGGGGCCGGTGCCGATGACGCTGGAGCCGGTGTTGGCGGTGGCACAGCTCCCGCCGATGGCGCCGCCGACGTGGGCACGGGTGCGGCTGGCGCGACGGGAGATCCAGCGGGCGTTGACGGCGCGGGTGCGGCCGGTGCGGCTCCTCCGCCTTCGGCCGGTCCTCCGGCCGCTTCTTTCTGTTCTTCCGTCAGCCCGAGCCATCCGGCCACGGTATCAACCAACGATGCCACGGCTTTGCCGAAGGAGACCACGGCACGGAACAACGCCTTGATGCTGTCGGCGGTCTGTTTCGGCTGCCAGCTCTGAATCTCCTTGATCCAACCGCTGATCTTTTCGGGTTTCAAATCGGCCAGAATTTCTTTCAACACTTCCCATGTCTTGATGCCCATCGACGAGGCCAACTCACGGAAGGCGCGGCCGAGTCCTTCGCCGCCTTCCTTCGTGTCCAAGAGTTTCCGATTCAACTCATTCAGGAACGCCGTGATTGCGGGCTGCACGTCACCGCCAATGCCGAGCGTGATCTGCTCGAATGTGGTCTTCAGGCTTTCCAGCGCGATCTCAAAATCAATGCTCTTGCGGGTGGCGTGCTCATATTCCCCGAGCGGAATCGCGGCTTTCATGGCGCCTTCAAGCTTGGCCATGTCGCGGTCCGTCATCGACAGCACGACATCGGAAAATTTCTGGCCGAAAATCTTGACCGTGTCGTCCGCGAGCATCGCCAAGCGGTAACGCAAGCTCGCCTTCTGTAACGACGTCGCCTTTGGGTCTGCCAATTGTTGTTCAAGCCGTTCGCGCTGGATCACGAACAGGCGAAGCCAGCCCGTCAAATCGATTTTGCGGCCGCTGATCTGCTCATAGTTCGCCAGACCCTCTCGCGTGATTCCCCAGCGCGAGAAAATATCCTTCTCGCCACGCACGCCCTTGCCGAGCCGGAAATCGGAGATGCGGCGGGTGATCTGATCCTGCATGGAATCGGCCGCGTGACCGAACAGCGCCGTGACCGTCGCCATCCGTTCGCGCATGGTGGTTTCGGCCGCTTCAAGACCTTCGCCCACGAGCTGCGGAAAGAAGCGGCGCGTCCGTCCGGCAATGGTGATTTGTTGTTCGGCCGCCTCCTTGGCCCACTCAAATGCGGTGGTCAGGATTTTGAAGCCGCCGATCAGGTTGATCGTCGGGACCATCAACCCGGTCAGGGCCGCAGCTACCGCGACAATGCCGAATGACGCCACGCCAGCCGAAGCCGCAAACTTGCCTAATGATCCGGTCAGGCCCAATACGGAACGGCCGAGCACCTGGCCTGACGCCCGCAAGGCATCGAATGGCGCACGCAAGGTGGCGCCGATGACACGGCCGATGTTCTCGGCCACGCGAGCCGCCATGCCTTCGGCTTGCCGGGTGGATTGCGCCGGGCTGACGGCTTGCGGTCGCGCGCCTGCGCCGCTGTCCTTCTTGATCTGGGCCAGCGCCGCCATCAGGCGCTTGAGACCGGACTCGCCTTGCACGTCAACCGTGAGTGTAGCTTGGGAGGCGACGTCTGCCACGGCTTTGCCCTCTCAATCGTCCGCCGTGTCACTGCCGGTCTGCACGCTGCCGAATGGTGCCTCTGGCGTCTGCTTCTCCGCCATCCGCGCTTCGACCTCGTAAATCCGGATCAGTTGCGGAATGGTCAACTCGCGCCACGATCCGGGCGGCCAGTGGTAGTTCAATGCACGTGCGATGACGCCTTCTTCCACCGATTGCGCGAGTTGATGAATTTTGGGAGGATTTGCCGCCTGATAACTAAGTAGTCCAAAAAATCCAGCGCGTTGATCAGCGCGTCGGTCATGATCGGAATCTGTAAGCCCAGCGGCTTGCCGAAGATGCGCATGAAGGTGTGAAACTCTTTCGTCTCCCCACGCGCATCAAGGAATTCCTGAATCTCCGCAACCTTCCTGGCTTCGAACGCGATTTGTAGGACGCGCTCACCGTCTTCCTTCTGCGTTAACGAAACCGGGCGTTGCAATGTATAGACCAGCGGCGTTGTGATGCCGTCGCCGGTATCTTCGATTGTTACAGCGTCGGCATCTTCCGACATGGAGGTAATGACCGATGCCAACTCGCTGCCATCAATTGATGACAGCTCGCGTCCGGCAAACTCCAGAGGCTCGCCCGTGCCGTTGACGGCACGGCAACACGCATCAACAAAGCGCTCGATCTGCACATTCAGCCGTGGCGTGTCGAGAACTTCGGTCATGGCGCGGCAGGAAGGCCGATAGATGACGATTTCGTGGGCTTCTATCCCGTTGGCAACGATCGGCGACAACAAGTCCAGTCGTCCATACTCCTCCGCTACGGTCGCCTTGGCTTTCACCATGGGCTTACCTCATTAAGCCGCCGTTGCTTGCGGCAACAGCTCTGTGATCGCATCACAGATCAATTCCATTGGCTGCAGATTCCGCTTGGTGTCATACGGGCTGTCTGAGACCTGGCTGGCGTGTTCGGTCGAGAACGTGCGGCCGTCACAGAGTTCGACCACAAGGGGCACGTCGCACAACTGTTGAAAGTATGTGACGTAGACGTCGACAGGGACCACAACGGTTGCTGTCACTTTAGGATTACGGTGTTCAACGGTAAATTCACCATCGTAGGTCTCTGTGCGGTGTTGATCCGACACCAGAACTGTGACATCACCATCCGATTGCAGACGAATGGTGCGGCCCTGTACTACGAAGTTAAGGCACCCCTTGCATTTTGGACAGAAGTCAACCATCGCTCACCTCCGCAACGCTGCTACTACACAACGCCAGCCCAGCCGGATCATCTCCATTCGGCTCATGCGCCACTGCGTTTCAATTTCCGGATTCAGGTCGTGGATGTGGAGCGTACCGAGTTCATAGATGAGCAACGGCCCCGTCGCATGCATGTAGAGAGTCATATTCACAACTCCTATGTTGGCGGAATGCAGGCGAACTCTGGCGACACATCGATCGTTGTCGCGATCCGCGCGAGCTGATTGACCAAGTCGAGATCGATTCCGACATTCACGCGGTTCGGATCGCAGTTGTTCGGGCTGTTGGTCCGCTGCACCGCGACCATCTGCTCCAGCGGCACGTTTGAGAGTTCGGCGGTCCACCCCAATTCTGTCGTTCGCAGCCATGACAGAATGGAAGCCTGCAGGATGCGCGGATTGACCGCGCGCTTGCCCTGCGGAATCGTTGTGCCGTCCGACACCAACGACACGGACGAATAATTGCGGCGGTACCAGTTGCCGAGATCGCGGACGAATTTCACCACCGTGTAGCGCGACTCCACGCGCTGCCAAGCACCGTCCGGCGCGCCCGTCTCCGGATCGTACTTGTACGTTGTCAACGGTTCCTGAATTTCGAGTCCGGTCTGCCGCACGCCGCGCGAATTGGCGACGTCCCAATTGACGATGCCCGCATCAAAGAACATCTTCTTTTCGGGATTAGACCAGATCGTGGCACACTTCATGCTATCAAACAGGCAGCCGAGTCCGCCGTTATCATACTGCACGGGCCGCGAAGGATCGACGCAAGCGGTGCAGCAAACGCGCGAGGTGGCCGCCGCCGTCAGCAGGTAACCCGGATATTTGTAATCCGGCCGGTTCGGCATCACGCACTCTTCGGGATTGTTGCGATCCATGCCATAGGCATAGATCAGGCCCGAGGTATCCGTGCGGGAGTGGAAGACATGGCCGCCTTTGAAATCACCTTGAACGTTGCAAGCCCAGTTCTGGCGCACGACAAGAATCAGCGTATTGATGGCGATCTCGTCCTCAAAGCCCGCACCGATGCAATCAAACTGGCAATTCAGGACAGGCAGCGCGGCATCAATGTTGATCACGCCAACGCCTGCGGTTGGTGTGTCCACCTCTATCCCAATGCCGGGCGGAAAGACATCGCCGAAATTCGGATTCCAGAATGGTTCAAACCAGTTGCCGAGCGGGCCTTTGTTTTTCGCGGTAAACTTGATGGTATCGGCCTCGGTGTCTTCGCCAAGCGCCACGGTGAACGGCAGATCAACCCACTGACCGAGAACCGAGGCGAGCGCTTGCGCGACTTGCGCCGCTGTTGAACCGACAATCACGCCCACGGCGAAATTCTCGTCAAGGATCGCAACCGACAAGACTCCGTTGTCGGTCGCCGGTCCCAAGACCTTGATGGTGTGAACCGCCGCCGTGCCTGAGGCTGGATCGTTGATAGGAGCGATGTAGAGCGGCAATTCCGGGCAGGTGCAAAAATGCTGAATCGCCATGCTGGCCGCAATCGAACCGGCTCCGAACAGTCGCCGCGCATCGTTGGCGGAATAAATCGGATAGAATTCGCCGACTTCGGACTCATCGACACCGGTCAGCTTTTGTGCAAAGTAGAGCGGGCGGCAGACTTCACCAAGCGGCAGCGCTCCACTGATACACCACGTCATAAAGTTGCCGCGAGCGGCAGCGAGCGAGATTCGGTTGTCGGCCATCTCAGACTCCTATGCCAGTGATGCTACACCGCCGCCCCCGTCGTGATTTCTGAGTCCTCTACTCGGTCGGACTTGCGCGAGCATGGTGTCGCCGTGGCGGCGGCTGCTCGGCGTCAGGATCAGCGCCCCGTTCAAGATCGCCGCGCGCTACTGCATCGATCAGGCTCGGGGAGATCGGCACCGTCACCCATTCGGCCGGGATCGGCGAACCCTTGTCGTCGTAGACGGTCGCGGGCGGCTTGGCGCGAACACGGATATTGCGCTCGGGAAGCTGTGGCGAGGTGGCCATCGCCGCAACATGCCGCCCGTAAACCCGCTTCGGCGCGGGGTGCGGCGTGGCGTATTCTGCT